GACTGAATGGAACTGCCAGACAAACTTGAGTATGAATCCCATGCAGAATTATCGGAACTCACTCTCGTATCCCATGTAATCGTTCCGTCATTCGCATTTTGCAAGTTCAAAAGTTTGTCCCACACTGGGGACGCAACAAGAGTATCAAGAGATTGCGAGATAAAAGTCATTGATAAAGGCGCCAACGGAATGTAAATATCATCAAAATCAATCGTGCTCGTCGAAAAAACACCGCTAAACAAAAAGAATTCAGTTGAAGAAGTGTAAGTTGAATCCGTCGCTGTGATTCTTAAAGTCCCATCAATGTAAACCTTGAATTCATGATTCAAATCTCTCGTTATTTTTATTGTATGTTCGCTTCCGTCAATCGCCATCCCATAAGAACCCAGTGTAACTTGCGAAGCATTATCCATTCGTTTCAAATAAATTGTGCTTGTTCCATCGTCCCAATTTATTGTGTAGCCAGTTCCCTCGTTGCTGGAGTTGGGTTGTTGACCAACAAAAAACCAGACATAAATATAGGGTGCGCCGCCAGTTTTTGTCATGGTCATTTTGAAATTCCATTGACCATAACGGATTGATGAATGAGTATAGGTTATACCTGCATTATTTGGCGACGTTGCAGAATTTCTTAGCTTACCGGCATTGATTGACCATCCAGCGCCAAAAATAGTTGACCAAGAATAATCTGATGGAACTCCTCCACTATTAAAAGCTCCAATTAAACTTCGGTTATCATCTCCTAGGTAGTCAATCGTCATAGATCCATCGGTAGTAGTTGTGTCTACTCCGGTCTTAGTTCCAGCGTCCCAATCTTCTTTAAGAGTTTGAATCCAAGTCGAAGGAATAGCGGTATCATAAATAACTTGAGAAATGGATTTGTCCGTAATTCCAGATTCGGTTACAAGGTCGTCTATAAAATCATCAATCTCGCGGTTCCTTTTCCAATATTTATATGAGACATAAATTATGCCGGTCACAGGAGCGTCCACGAAAGTAATTTTTGCACCCTGACTATAATCATTCAATTGCGAAACAGTGTAATGAATTCCATTTGTTTGAGATTGAGTTCCGATTTTTACACCTGTCACAATTCCAACTCCAAAATTTGCAGTCTCAAATTGAGTTGTAGATTCGTTTGCTGTGCCTACGTTCTCATCTGTAACTGTTGTAGAAATTTGCTCCGCATCTCCATTTTGCAAAAGACGTTCAAGTCCTTCTACAGTGACTTTAACAGTTCTGGATTGAGAATCAAATTGCCAATCAACCGCAACTCCTGTAAAAAGAGTAAGCAATTCTTCCAATCCTGCGTTCGTTGAAGGGTCTCCCACTCGCGCATCAGTCGCTCCTACTCGTTGCAATCCTGCGCGGATTTGGAATTTCATTAAGTAAGGTTCATATCCGTAACTGGAAACTCCGTCAGCGGCAAAATTACCATCTGTGTTTTCTTCTTGCCACTGATTGATTTCATTTTTTAAGTGAAGCATGATATTTGAAGTTCGGAATTCGCTCAAGGTTTTTACATCAAGCTGTTTAATAATTGGCTGGACAATATCAATATCTGCTAAACTCATCTGCGTCCAGTTCGCTTCGTAAACGTAAGCGTTAGAACCATTCCAGTAGCGGCGTTTATAATAAACATATTTGACAGGGAAAAATCCTTCTCGTTTTTGTGCGGTTTGAAATTGTGCGGTGACGGTTTTCATACTTCGTCTAGGTTCATAGAGAGGTTGTATCCAGCTCCGTTGTATTGAAAAGAATACTCTGCCTGAAATTCGCCGAGCCAATTGACATAAAATATCTCTTTTGGTCTGGTGACAGATTCAGGATACCAAAGAAATGGCTGACCTTCATTTTTTAGACATTCAAGATTTTCATAATCGGAACGCGGCAACATTCGGAAGTTGAAAGTAGCTCCATATTTGGAAATTCTGTTTGTGGAAAATCGAGTATAGGCAGTATGACGGCTTCCATCTCCGAGCTCTAATATCGTTGCTTTTGTCCGGTGTTGAATTGAGAAAGTTTCTGGACGTGGGAGCACAAATCTTTGTCTGGCAATAATGAGTTCTCCGATATGTTTTTCTCGATTGGGGTTTTGAGTTGTCATCATTTCAATCCTGACCCGACTGGATTTTATAGCTCCAAAAGTATAGCAGGCAATCTCTCCCGAAAATTCTGTTATCCCAAAATATTTAACCCATGCAGAAGTCGTAGAATTCCAATAATAGACATTAAAACTTTTTAGATTATGGTTTATCATGATGATAGAATTGAAAGTCATTTGAGTTTCAACACTGTCAAGATTGAATTGAATATCTACCGTCGCTGTCTGATAATCAAATCTACAATTTACCGTCGTAGATTTTGAATCAATGTCACGATCGTAAAGGTTAGCCGCTGTCCCTCCATGCGATAACGTAAAAGTGCTATCGCTATCAACGAAATTTTTTGTAAAGATTCTGATTTCTGTATCGGCTGGAACGATAGGCATATTAGACCGAAAGACCCGAATTCTTTTCTGCTAAATCTTTTGACTTTACTGCAAAACGGATTGCTGAAGCTGTTTCAGCGTCGAGGTCGGATTGTGTAATCACTCCGGACTTTTGAGGTTGGAATCCGGGGGAACCGAAAACTGCGCCAAGAAGAAATCCACCAGCCGGACCAGTAGCCAATCCGGCCACCTTGAAAGCTAAAAGTTTCGCCATAGCAAAAACCAATCGTTCAATCAATTGTTGAAAAATATTATCCAAAACCTGTCCCATATCTCTCCCGCGCACAGTAACGTCGGTGAATGCCCGCGCAAAGTTTGTTGATATTGAAGTGGCTACATCCTCCGCTTTCTTTCTATTTTTTTCAAATTCTTGTTGACGAAGATTTGATAATTCTAATTCCATTGATTGTTCTTTCATAGCTAGCTCTCTTTCTAATGCTACCCGATTTGCAAAATTTTGGAAAGCAAGCTCATTAAAAACTGCTGTATCTTGAGCCATTTTCTGTTTATCTTGAGCGTGTGAATCGGCAATTTCTTTGCTCTTTGTTCCAACGGAATCTAAAGCATCAAAAACTTTTTTGTGAGCTTCTATTAGCGGATTAAGAACGTATGCTATCGGCGCAAAGATTTGTTCCAAAACATTCTTATGCTCTTCCATGCCTTTCTGTATAGCTTTAAGAGTTGGATTCAATTCTTTTTGAACCTCTTTGAACCCAATCAGAATATTATTTATCGTCGTATTAGTCCGTTCCAAAACAGGTATAAGGTCGTTACCAATTGACTCCTTGAGGTCGTTTATTATCGCTTTTGTTTGAGCAGAACTTTTTGTAAAACTATCCTCCGCTTGAGCAGCTCCGGAGAATCTATTTCTAAGATTTTCCAAAATGATTAGAGCATCCTCGGAATTTCCAATAAATGCTTTAAATTCTTGACGCAATGGAATCAGAGCCCTTGTATTATTCGTATAAAGATTTGCCAAAATATCTAACATTCGTTCCAAGCTCTGTCCGGATGCGGAACTCATATTCATAGCAAGCTGGACAGCTTCTTGCGCTTTAGTCAAGTTGCCTGTGACTCTAACCATCCGCTCCAAAGAATCAAAAGCTTGCGAATCGTTGAACCGAGTGGTCGCCTGTATAGTTGAAGCCCAACTCTTTACGGCATTTTCATTATTTTTCCATGAGATACCGTTTGCTTCAAGATTGAAATTTAACCGACGGAGAGCTTCGTTTTCCTGTTCGGCTTCTCGGACTGAATCGGAAAGAAATTGAATTGCTTGTCTAGCAGAAAAGACACCGGCAAGAGTAAGGCCTAAATTTTTTGTGGTTTCATTCAGATTAAAAAAACCCTTATCGAGTTTTTCTGACTCGCCGGCAGTCTGCTTGATTTCCTGACTGATGATTTCAAGTTTGCCGGTATCGGCATTGACCCTAACTTTAAGCTCTATATCTTTATCTGCCATTTTTGTCCACCAGGGTAATTTTTATTTTCTCCATCATCCCCTCGCTGAATTCTATCAATTCTTTGTAGGTGCAATTTTTTGTAAAAGCAACCTTCAATAATTTTTCCCAAATGGAATGATAAACAAAACCTTGTATTGCTTCAGGTTCGCCAAGCATTGCCTGTTCGTGAATTTTTGATAATTCTTCTAGGGTGAGATTCCTAAAACGAGAATAATCCATATATCCACCATGGTTCCCGTTTTAGTATGCAGTATTGATATTCGTTATTGCTATATACCCAATTCTAGTATCTGTTGAGTCGTAAGTCGCTTCAAAAGAAACAGCGGCCGCCAGCAACCCATCTTCGTCACCATACGGGAAAGCCGTATATTGCACTTTATCCATAAAAACATCGACGGTATACTTATAAGCTCCGGAAATTGTATCTCCGATAATCTGGAATTGAAGCGAGCTCGTTGTTCCAGCTAGAAACTTGTTGCGTTCCGTAGCGTCCTCAAAATAAATTGTCATGGCACCAGACCATTTATGTTGAGTAACAATAAAATCTTCTGGATCCTGGGATTGTGAAGTTACCCGCTTAGGGAAAAGACCATTTTCCAAAACGATTGAAGCGGACTTTAATTCTGTGTTAGCTACTGTATCAATTTTGAAAGTCACGTGCTGGAAAGTCAATTCCTCGCTCTCAACAAAGGATGGAGTGCCAATACTGCCCGCCGCTTCGGATTTGAACATCACATCAGCGGTGAACATAACGAAATTGTCCGGGGAAATATCAAGAGTGATTTTTGAAACCTGACCCAAGTTATATTTCATCACATTCATAGAACGATCTAAGAAAAAAGTATAGGAGTCCGGAGTCAGAACAGCAGCCGGAGTAAACGTATGAAGATAAGCCGCTGTCCCGCCCTGCTGTGCAGAAGATGGATCACCTATTAACATATGGAAGAATTCACCCACGTCCGAAGCCCTCAAGGGCATTTTTATCGTTCCTGCCCCAACTCTATGACCAGCGGCAGATGGATATTTTGCCATCACTGCTCGCATAGTTTCATCAGGATAGAGCATTTGAACGTAATCGAGTTTTGATTCAGGTAAAATAGCCGTCCAAACAGTAGGCGCGGTTTCGGCTGTCCCGCGCACAGATTCTTTAGCTAATCCAAATTGTTTTAGTAATGACGCAAAATTTGCCATGATTTATTCCTCCTTAAAAATTTATGGTGTAGCCCATGGTTGTTTGTATCGGAAAACAACCTCCATTATAAAACTTCCGTGAGAATAACTATCGCCTTGATAAGTCGTCAATTTTCTAGGAGATGTGTAAGCCACTCTCCCGCCTTGTGTCAAATCCACTCCAAGAGCCTTCTGAATGTCCTCGATAAGATTATCCATTTGTTGCTGGACGCTTTGGTCAGATGCTTTCACATATCCGATAATGAAAACTGTCATGTCTGATAAAAAGTCCAACTTTGTGACGTTTGCATAATCTTCATCGGCTCCGGCCACAAAAACAGCCGGATATTGGCTTCCAGAAAGTTGCTCCTGACTTTCTATATCTCTTGCAATTCTTCCGAGAGTAAAATTATAACCGTTCGTTGTAGTTATCGTCGGGAAAAGTGTATCAGTCAAATAAGTGAGTATCGTTTTTCTTTGACTCATTTGCTGTATGCTCTCCTTAAAACAAGATTCAAATCTTCAAGCAGTCTCGGAAATTCTTTGTCGAAAGGTTTTCTAAGATAAGACCTTTCTTTCAAGACAACATTGAACTTCGATTTCTTAGTTAAAGCCATGAACTTCCATTTAGGATCCTCTGTTTCATAGAACTTGTGCCAGAAAAAACCTCTCGACTTCTTTGTCACTATCGGATGAGTCGTCCCTCCAAATTCGTGAATCCGAGCATAGATAACGCCCTTAACGCCTACGGATAATTTCTGGTCATTAGAAGAATCAGAATAGACGAAATCAACTTTATCTTTTAGAAGCCCTGTGCTATGTATTTTTTCCGGTCGCGGCCCAAGAAGATATTTTTCCTTACTCAAATTGATGACTCTTGCCCCGAAATTCACCAATGCTTTTTTAATTTGTTCTCGAATGTCTCGTCTCAAATCGTAGAACTTCTTTGATTGCTGATAGAGTTCGTCAATCCCTTTCGTGATTTCAATTTTAATCGGCATATTCAAAACCTGGAGCTCCGTAATTAGAAACATATTTGTCAAGGATTGCTTTCACTTCTACCGGCATTTCTTCATTCACAAAAGTTACTGTATGGTCGCCGACAGATTCAGACTGGATATCAAACCGCTTTCGCTGATACCGCATATACACTTGAGCAACCCATCTTTTAAGCGCAAACCTCAAATCGTGCGGGACCGTGGCAGGATTAGTAACAACTCCATATCCAGACGTATAGGTTACTTTCACATTCGCTTTGCCTTTCAAAAAAGCTGATTCGTGATTCCAAAGCTTGAGGATCCCTTTATCTTTGACGATAATCACATCATCTGCGACTGGAAGTGGAGTCGTAGAATCAAAAGCTCTGTTATCATCCGCGTTGTATAGGCTAGAAACTGCGGTGACGGGATAATTTCTCAAAATGAGCTCATCACTCCCATCACCGCTGTAATACTCTGTATGTGCCTTTGCCAGCAAATGTCTCCCTGTATAGAGATTCATTGCCGAACTTACAAGGTCAATCAGAGTTTCT